GGCCAACCTGACATAGCTTCATAACAGCTAGCAGCGTCTAGTTCACCTTCAGTAACAACAATACGTTTGCCAGTACTAGGGAAAAGATGCTGACCGAATAAAGTATCAGCGGGAACTCCTTCATAATAAAAGTCTTTTTGTTTTGTTTTTACTTTTGCTCCTTTGAGCGTTCCATCAGTGCTAAAGTATGGAAAGCGTAAAGTATCTCCGTCTCTGAAAATCCTGAAGAATTGACAAGTCTTCTCAGATAAGTTTCGTTTGTTAAGCCTTTGGGCTTCTCCTTTAAGTTGTTGAACATTCGTCATTCGTATTGACTGTGAATTAAGATTTATACCTTCTGCAGGTGTATATGTATGACATGAAAAACAATAGTGCGAACCATTAGAATACAAACTATTTGCATCAGATGATCCGCACTCATCGCAAGGCTCATGTCTTACAAAGTCGCCTTTATCTAACATTATATTAACCAATCGAGTGGGATTTCATGGAAATGTGTCCATGGAATTTCGTGCTTTTCGCACCATTGGGCATATGTTGTTTTACTACGTTTTGATATAGTATTATAAGGTGATTGAAATACCATCCTTAAATCCATATCAGGATTATCTTTCTTTACTGCTAAGATTTTACGGCGATCTTCAGGAGCCCAATATCCTTTAGCTTCAAGGTATACATGATTCGGTAATACGAAATCAGGAGTATAATGATGCTCAATAGTATAAGAGACTTTCTCCGATTCATATTCATAAGATACACCTAAAGTCATTAACAGTGTAGCAATCCTTTGTTCTAATGTAGATCTAAATTTAGAAGTCGTCTTCGTCATTAGCTTCTACTGTAGGTGGTGCTTCAGTAGCTTTGAATCCTTCAGATTTACCAAATAGACCAGCTACTTCTTCAGTAGATAAATCATCAGAGCTGACTCCAGCTTCTGAATTTAATTTAACAACTTGTACGCCAACCAACTTAAGAGAACTACCATAGGTAACTCCATCCTTAAGAATATAAGGTTTTTGATAAAAACCAAGTTTAACAGTAGATCCATTATATAAAGGTGTCTTTGTATTTGTAATGGGTGTTCCTTCTGTGTCAACAACTGGCGGCTTTCTGTCTTCACCCCAAGAGAATTTAATTTTAGTTCTTCCTTTGGCAACTTCTTCCCATGGTGTGGGCTTTAAAGTGGCCCTCTTAGGATTTTTTAATTTTGATTCAGCCCATTTAAGAACTTCTGATCTCTCTGTTTCTAATTTAGTAACAAGAGTATCATCTACTACAGCAGATAAAGAGTAACCGAATTTACCAGGCTCTAATATAGCTTGGAAACCTTCTAGGCTAACCTCATCTGTTACATGTATATTTTTATTTGACATCAGACTTAGCCTCACTGATAGCTGGTTCTTGTTTTGTACCTACTAAATGTAAGAGTTCGTCTTGTAATTCTCCACGATATTTAACAAGTTCATCAATACGATTATTGACAACCTTGACTTGGTTTTCTTTCAGTTCAATTTCTTTAGCTCTAAGCCTTTCTTCAGAGACAACAATGACTCTAGTAGGTGCAAAGAAGCTATCAAATAATGAGTAGTTATACATTAGCAAAAAAAGTAAGTTGATTTTATCACCGTCTCTGGTTGTAAATCACCAATGATCGGCGGTTCTGTTTCTGCTCCAATTTGTGAAGCAAAATCCGTAAGGTAATCACGCTCTGCAAATAAATGCATATACGTTTCCCTTATTATAGTCGATAATTCATCCATGTCAACGGCTCGTGTGAGAACGCTGTCATGTATTAATGCTATAGGATTATCAAACCTAATAGCACTGAGATGTAATAAACTTGCGTCTAAACTGTGAATAAGATTAGGGGCAGTAGCAGCTTTATGTCTGTTCAAATCTACTTTGTCTTTATCTATAGCTATCTTTAATTGGCATTCACCAAGTAATTGTAGCTTGATATTTTTCTTTTCTTTAAGCATTATCTTTTGATTAACTACAAATCCAGATGGAGTTATCCATTCTAATTCTGTAGCTCCTCGTTTAATAGCTTTAGATACTTCATCTTCAATCCATTTCATTACGGCCATAGGGCCAGGAACTATAGATTTCATAGCATCTCTAACAGCTTTGACGATGATTGTGAGATCATCTTTATCTACATCTATACCTTTCTCTTTTAATGCGTCCTTAATATAAGATCTATTTGAGAATGGTTTTGCATTATAGGGTATTGTCATGACGGTACGTTTAACCGAGCGTCTATCCCATACACTATGTAAAGAAGGTGGTATATTAGGCTTTGCAGCTTCAGCTACCACCTTATATGCGTCTTGTGGGCGATCAGACGGCAACACATTGACGAGTTGTGCTGTCGATTTATCTCTCGCTAATCCTGCCAGAATTTGTAATCCTGAACAAGTAGCATCTGTCGCCACTGGTAAACCAGTAGTTGTACGATTCTTCTTTATACATACATTATAATATTCCTCACATGCAGCAAGGAATTGCCACGGCTCATCCGCTGCTTCCCAGTCACCGATATTACCTATTGGATCTTCGGCTACTCTGATAATCAACGGTATGTTTCTAACAACCCAATCGAGTCTCTCTTGCATAGTGGCTTTATCTAATCCATACGTGGTAGCACACTGAAAAGCTATCCAACGACATCCTCTTGAAGTGATGTATGTTTCATCGGCAAATCTTAAAAGTGCCTTGCCAAAGTCAGTGTCCTGCGGCGTGAGAAAAGCAGGTATAGGATAGGCTCTACCTCTATAATCGAAAGACCAAGGTATATAGAATTTAGAACGATCTTCAAACCGCTCTATAGCCTCCATAGTCATTCTTGTGCGGCAGGATCTCTTGAACTCTGCAGCTCTCTTATTCATTACTTCTGCAGCAGCTCTACAATAAGCTTTCTTTGCGACTTTATTCTCTGCAATATCTACTGGTTTAGGTGGCAGATCATAATGAATAATCGGGAGGAATTTACCTACTGTAATCCCTCGACTATCTAAGGTCTTAGCGACCATGATTGTGAATGGATTTAATCGGTAAGCAACCTTCTGAATTTTATTTAAAAAAGTCAGTGGTGTTTCTCCCTGTATACAGTCCCCGTTAGAATGTCTAACTAAGTCATGACCGTGCATAACTTCATTAAGCATATAACCACCAGGAGTTTCATTTGTCC